CCGCTGCAGGTGCCCAGGCCGCTGCGACAATAGAAGCTGGAGCGGATGCCATCGCGGCGATCATCGGGCTCAATGCCATATTGATGAGCATTTGAGTGGCGACTTCGACAAGAGAAGATATCACTGACGCGGCGAATTCTCGGAAGGCTTGACTGGCGGACTTGGTGCCCGTAATCAATCCACTCAACGCCTGCCCAAGCCCTCGACTGATCGTGTTCCCCAAAGTTACCACACCACGCGTAACGGTCTTCTCAAAGTTCCCCCAATCGTTCTTCAGTTGCTGGAAACCTGCCTGCAAGCCTGCGGTGAATTGTTCGCCCAATGTGCCTGCATCCCCAGTTTGGCCGAGCAATTCTTCCAGACGTGCAATCTCCTCAGACAATGCGCGGAAATCGTAAGAAGCCTCTCGCCCACTCTCGCGCAGCCGCTCCAGCCAATCTCGGGCAGCTTCCAGGCGAGCAATGAGATCCTCTTCCGTGGTGCCGATCAAATTGCGCAGGCTGAACACACGCTGCGCTTCGTTAAGTTCCCGCAGGCTTTGGGTAATGCTATCCAGTGCAGTAGGCAATTTCGCTCCCAGTTTTTCAGCCGCCTGCAACCCTTGTTCACCCAATTGTTTCAACCATTCGATAGCTGGACCAAACTGCACACGAGCAAGCGTCACATATAGTTCGCTGAGTTCTTTGTCAATCTGCCCCAGAGCGTGGCGGTCCCTGATGCTTGCGGCGACATCGCGCAGATCCTCCATTTCACGGATCTGGTCTCGCAGGGCTTTCGTCGTCTGGATACCGGCGTCCGCCAATTGCTTCTGCACATCAACCGCCTCTTGGCGATCCAGTTCTTGTATAAGATTGCGGTAACGATCAATCAGGGCATCGATACGTTTCGCTAAACCGTCGTAACCCTCAGCCGTCCGATCCAACGCGCCGCGCATCCGTTGGAGTTTTTCAATTGTAGACTCATAGATTTCTCGTTGAGTCGGCCCCAGACCGACGAGCCGCTCTTGGCTGCTGACGAAGTCCACCACGCGCTTGGTGACGTCGTCATAAGCAGACCGCAGAACATCAAGTTTATCTTTGAGTTCACCCAGATATCTCCGGAGACCTTCCAGTGGACGCATGGCCGCACGTTCGGCCACTCCTGGGGCAATAGGACCCGCAATCCTCTGCAGTTCTAATGCCCGCTGGCCGGACATGATTTTGTCAATAATGCTTTGGATGCGCGCCTGCTCGCGTTCCAGTTGCCTGATGGATTCGCCCAGCAGACGACCGGAAAGGACGCCGAACTGTTCCGACGTCGTATCAACTTCTCGCCCTAGCAACCGGTAAGCTTCACTGAGTTCCTTGGTGGCGTCTTGGAGTTCCTTGGTTCGCTGGCCGGTGATTTTATACCTGGCCTCCAATTCCAAATACTTGGTTTCCAAATTACCAATATCACGAACGGATTCTTTCCATTGCTCCAAAGCAGCCCGTTGCGCCTCTGCAGCCTGGTTCTGCTTACTCAAGAGATACCCGAACACGGACGCCAACCCACTCACTACCCCGATCGCCAGGCCGACGATCCCCATGAATCTCGTCAAGGATATTCCATAGAGCGCCAGATTGCGCCCCAATTGGGACAACACCAGAGCCGCTCCCCCAACAACGAGCGCCAGGTTGCCGAAGGTATCCACGCCAATGGCGATGCCGGATGTCACGGCCTCATGTGCACGCATCCACTCGCGAAGAGCACGAATCTGCTCATTAAAGATGATGAGCAGTTCTTTCGCAACCGGCAGATAAGCGTCCCCCCAGAGAATCGAGATCTCCTTGATCTGCTCGCCAGCGACCCGCAATTGGTTCGTCAGTGAATCAATGGTCCGGCGCATGTCACCCTGGGCTGTGGTCGTCTGGTCCAGGATGGCGAGATATCGTGCGAGCAGCTTCTGTTTCTGCGTAAGCTGTTGGCCGGCTTGGGCGATCCCCTCGGCGAAGGCATACATCTTAACCGTCTGCTCATCCACCAGGATGCCCAAGCGCTTCAGGGGTTCGGTTTCGCCAGTGATGCCCGCCCGCAGCTTGACGAACATCTCTTCTGTCGTTTCATTGTAAAATGACGCCATATCGTAACCAAGTTCGACGAGCCGTTGCGCCATGCGCGTGGCCTGCTGTTCCGTCAACCCCATGGAGTTGAGCATGTTCTTCAGCAGACCGACGTTACGCTGGAGTGAAACCTCAGCGATCCCCAGATCTCGGTTCAGTGTGCTGATCCAGGCATCCGTGCTGGCCTTCATCTTGCCCATGGAGACGGCATATAAGTTAGCCGTCTCCTCAGCCTGCATGGCCTGCCGGATGGACAACACGGTTGTCGCCTTAATGGCCGCTCCCACAGCACCAAAGGCTAAGCCCAGCTTGGTTAGAGATCGAGACGTCTCTTCAAACTTGGATTCCATGCGGTTGAGATCACGGTTTGCAACTCTTACACTGTTCTCCCAGCCGCTGAGATCCAACCGCATCTGGCCTTCTATTGCGCCGGCGTCGAAAGGCATCTTACTGTCCACCTATCTGCTGGAGCTCTTCCCAGCTAGATTCATACAATTCCGCTTCAGAGACACCAGCCACAACCATAGACAGCGCACGCTCCAAATCACGCTCCATTCGTGCGTACTGCCCACGGTCAGCGTGCATGGCAGTCCGGAAGACTCGTAGTAACATTAACTGCTCCTCCAACCTCAAGATGTGTGCCTGCCGAAGCCAAAAGGCGAACTCTCGGGCATCCATCTTGAGAGCATCTCTAGGATGCACATGGTAGGTCGAGGCAAAAAGCCCTAAGCCTTTGCCTCGACCTCCGGCGTAGGGTTTTCAGCACTATCCAAGCCCTTGGTGACTTCACCAATGATAAAGCGGCTGACCCCGATCAATTTGCGCACATCCACGTTGCGCAGCTCTTCAGGATCGACTTTCAGCAGCAACGCAACCTGCTTGATCAGTGTGGTGCTTCCGCTGGAAGGGTCGTTTTTGTCGATCTCCTGGGCCAATCGCTGGATAGTGTCCATCGTCCCCTGCGTGACAGCTTCAAGCACGTAGTCTTTCCCCTCTAAGCGGACTTCGATCGGGGGGAACATAGCATCAGCGTCGTATTTACTCATTATCAATTTCCTCCACGCAATGTATCACCTGCCATTGATTAAATGGCCGGACCGATGCGCCACTTCCGGTATGCCGGACCGCTGCCGGACTGATCCGGATAGCTGGTGAACACCGTGCGGTACACTCGCTGCCGTTCGTTGTTGTACACGAGCTCATAATTCGCTCGCGGTGAGGCTTTGAAGATGTGCAGCCATTTGGACGTGTCCGGGTCAGCCTCACCGTTCTGCAGGCAAGGTTTGACGATCAGCTCCTGTGCCCGATCATAACGGCTGACGCCCACCACGGACTTCACCGTCATTGTGCTGCCACTGGTCCCGCTGCCGCTCGCGCCAGCCAGCAGTGTAGCCAACGTGGACAGTTGAGTCCTGGACAACGGGGCTTCCAATTCACACGGTCCACCAACGATGATGGAATCCACGGGGTCCGTCCCCAGTTGATCTTCAAAGACATCGGCGTCCTCTTCCGAATAGCGGAAGATAACGTCCCCATACGTTCTGCCCAGATCCGTGCCACCCCACATCAGCACGCACGGACCTAGATCTCGCGTCACTCCCATAGGCATGGTCGTGTCCTCCTCGTGGGTTTATATCGCATCCTGAACGCGGAATAACACGTTCAGCGAAAACTCATGATTCCCTTTCTCGTCTTGACCCATGTACACCGGCCCCGACAAGATCTCGCTGGCCGCAATGTGCAATGCTTCACCGCTGACCACTACTGGCAGGTCATAAGCACATTGGCCATGCAATAATGTTATTAACGCTGCCAGCCAATCCCGCGCAACATAATAATCGTCCGAGCGGCTGACGAATTGCACCGGGACGTCTCGCTTATCCCGCAAGGTGAAGCTGCGATTCTCTCCCGACCGTTCATACAACGCTACACACTCCACCGGCGCGTTGGATGGACGATATCCTGGGAAGAGATCATCCCCAATGACCAACGTCGTATTGTTCTCGATGTATTGTGCGAGAGCCTTAAGCATGATTCAAAGCCTCTTTTATAGCATCGGCGATCTCCTGGAAATAATCCTCCTTAAACTGAAGCATCTTGCTCTCAAGATACTTCCCCCCAGCGCTTTCTTCCCGGAAATGGTATTCCGGATGCTCGTGCAAGCGCGCTGCGTATGGGGTATTGAACCCAATGACAGCGATCCGGACAGTCTCCTTGCTTCCTACGTTGACTTGGTTTGCAGGTTGGCCGCCCTCAGCCCCCGGCAGGGTTTGGCTTGTGCCCACGCGCCCGCCGATCTCCACATGCACACTGCCAGAACCGCGCAGCGTGCCTTCCCGGTGAGGGACCGTTGGCGGCTCCAACACCGCATCCCGCAGGAGCAGCATTCCCGCACGTCCCAGAGCGCGATCCACAATCTCAAGCTGCTGTCGCTTGAGTTGCTTCATCCGCTTGCGGAACTCAGCAGAATCCAGTTCTAGCTTGCTGAAGTTAGGCAAGATACAGCCTCCATCCTCTTGGGGAGAAGTCTTTCTCCCGGACTTTATTCAGAATTTGGTGATCCTCATTGTCAATGCGGATCCGGTCCCCGAAGGAAATCGCCTCACCATCAGAGTCGTTGACGATGATCTGCATGGGGCTAATGACCATCTGTCCTTGCGTGTTGGTGATTAGCTTACGCTGGGTTTCCACTCGGCAGCGTAATTGCGTGGTCGTCTCCCCCGTGGGGCTGCCCCATTTGTCGAACGTTCGGGTAATTCGCGTGACCACGTCCTGAAAATAAGACTCAAACATTGTGCTTCCCCAATTTCAATCTCCTCGCAATGTCCCTATGGATACGCCGATCATGTTCGGTGACTCTCTCATTCGCAGATTTAATCCAATCGGCGTTAATGTCTGAGCTACCTATGTTAATGATAACGTCCTTCTTCTTCTTCTTCTTCTTCATAATCGTATATTACTTCCACAAAATATGGCAGACGTCAGGTTCTTCCCGGCCAAGGACTACAAGTTCAAATTCCTCAGAACATCCGAAACCAGTCAAAGGTGTGGCAAGTATCCGTTCTACTGGGATTTCTGCCCCGATCACCATGCTGAAAGGAGATCGTGCAGCAAAACTGTTCGCTATTCCCGGAGCAAATGACCAGCTCTCTATAGCATTGCCTTTGATCTTCTGTAATCCGCCAGCCGCTATCTTCGCATGTTTCGCTTTATCGAGCATAATACCTCTAAACGCTGAAACGGTTTTGATCCCCGCTTCTCTAAACGATCGTTGTGTTTCTTCATACATCGTAATTAGAAATTTATCGACGAGTTCCTCCGGTGTTGTATATGGTCCAAGATATCTTTTGTTAAATTTACCTGTTTTAATATCTCGGAATATCGGAGGGCTTTTAGCACCGGCTGTCTCCATAATCCGTCTTTGCTGCCATGCAGACAATGGTGCTCCAAATACCTTCTCAACCCGCTGTTGTATAAATAATGACGTCGGATTCCTGTCGTTTGATGTTACAGCCCATGAATGAATTAAAAGATTGACTGTTTCCTCAGGGATTTGTGTCTTTTGCGCGATTCTCTGGACAAGTAATTCCTTCCGTTTTTCGCTTACTTTGATCGGGAAAGCTCCAACCTTTTTCCCCGCATTATATTTGTCAGTCCATCTTTTTGCTGCAGGGAGATCAGATCCATACCAACCCATTACTTTTGGATCAATTGTATAGTTAACTGTATCAACTGGACTGCTAGGTATCTTACCAGTAAATTGCTTAAACGGAGCAGAGACGCCTCTTGGAACAACCTGCCCTGTCAGCAACCACCCACCTTCTCGCAAGTCTTTCAAGGTCTTGATGTCCATATTCTTATGATCGTTCAACCATTGCTGGGCTTCCTGGGGGCTGGAAAACTTTGGCGTCTTCTGGGAGAGTTCCCGCATTTGGTCATAGATGCCCCGCCGGCGCAAGTATCCCTCAGTCACCGGGAACAGGTTACACTCGCAATTGGGATGATACGGTGGCCGTGCATCCAGTGGGGGGAATTCCGGGTGCGTCCCGGAAATGGAATACACGCGCCCCATACGCGTGCGACATAGAGGACAGGCGTCCCCATGCACGTCGATTTGAACCAGATCCATCCCCAATTCCAGTGCGCTATTGACCGTCCCCTGAGCCGCCGCTTCACGCGTGCGCGTGCGCACTACCAATTCAGCGTAGGATTCCGGATTGTAATTGCGACCATTGATCGTGATGAATTGACCTTCCGCCATCTTAATCCGCATGGTCTGGTACAATGCGTCGCTAGTCGCTTTGCGGGCTTCCCCCAGCACGATCCCTTCAGCGATCAATTCCGTGATGGCTCGATCCTCAAGGATTTTCTGCTGCGTTGCGCGGAGGAAACTCGGGATCGTCTTCTTCATACTTGCATTGGCTGTCACCAGGTCCCGTGTCATCTGATCTGTCAACACAGCTACTGTTTGAGTGTTCAGACGATTACCGTAATTAATCTCGCCAGTGACGCCTATATCCTTGCCCACCTGAATCGCCACCTGGGATCCACGTTTGTAAGCCTCTCGAACGATCTTCGGCGTCAATTGCCGCACGCGCCGATTAAGATCGTTGATAGTCCAGTTCAGCTGTTTGATGATCTCATTAGCGCGCCACGCTGCAAAAGGCGTTAGGTCACCTTCTGCTAAGCGTCCCTGTAATTTGAACCGTGCGCGCTCGTACAAGCGGATCATGTTCTGCAGCCGACCCTCGACGTATGCCGTGGGCGTCTGCAGCTTTACTGGGGCTAGGTTTGTGAAATCCTTACGGGGCACCAGCTTCAGACCTCCCAACCTCTCTGCCAGCCTCAAACATCTTATCCATCAACCGCTCCAGCAGGGCGGCTGTGCCCAGGGCGTCCGTGTCCGCTTCGGCACCAATATCCAGATGCCATGTGCCTTCGGCATCCACACCGACGTTGGCCGATCCCTGGGAGACGCGCTTGCCCCCCGGCGGGATGCTCTCCATGATTCGCACGGTAATGTAACTGCCATCTTCCTGGGTTTCCTCATAGTGGACGGAATACGTGGAACACCCAGCCAGCCAAGCTAGCAGAACAGCCAGCACCAAACCATAGACATACTTCATGACGCTTCACCTCCTGCAAGACGCTGCTCAATTTTGTCGATCTGTTCTTTGCGTTCCGCGCAACGTTCCTCGACAACTGCAATAGCCTGCCGGTTAGCCAGCACCTCCAGCCGCAAGCCATTGGATATTTTCTTGTCCAACTGTACAAGCTGTCGGCTGATCTCGTCGAACCGCTGCTCCGCGAAGCGGGACTTCTGCCAGTAGACTCCAGCGTAAAATGCCCACGCGAGAAAATTCAGTCCCGTGATGCTGCCCACAATCATGTCCGGTGTCAAATCCATTACAGCACGTCCTCCTCTTCGCGGTCTCGCGTGACCGGCATAATGTTGAGATACCCATCTCCAAACGTTGTCTGGTAATCGCTGAGCAGAGCCTTTGCCATGGGAGAGATGGGGATCTCCACTTCTTCATCTTTGTAAGTTTCCTTGACCACACCGGCTTGAGTGACCCCTTGCGCTCGCACACCGATGCGCGCATCCAAGGCTGCCCCCTGCTGCACCAAGAACAGCGCTTGCTCACACTGGGCATCTTTCATGGCTTGGGATGCTGTGCTGGGGAATGTGAACAATCCACAGGCGATCAGCATGTTGTAAGCCGTGGTCAGTGCAGCAGGCTTGTCCACCCCAGACACCCACACATCCGCTGCCTTCCATCGGGTGGTCATAAAGGCGTCCGCTTCAGCTTCAGTCACCCATCCATATACGGTTGCCATAGTGCATCTCTCCCCTTATGTAAGGTCCAGCCACACAATCCAAAATACCCCATCTGATAAGATATGCCTGCCCTTCTGAGGGAACAATCCTTCTAACATGTCCTTAGTGAATACTCTGAGATGGCCCGGATCCGAGACTTGGCAGTTCGGCGTTGTGAAGACGGCGCGGAACTTCGTCAACTTGAGCACATTCCCAACAAACACATGGAGCAATCCATCCCCGATATGTTCGATCACCTCAGAGCAGACGATGGAATCAAACTCTCCGCCCAAAGGCTTCCGGAAGTCCTCCCACAGAAGCCACGCACCTTCAGGGAAGAACTTACGTGCCTTGCCGATCATCTTTGGGGTGAAGTCGATACCGGTCCAGGTGCTATCCGGCCCAGTGCGCCGGTGCAGCTCCATCGTGCTGTGCCCAAAAGCGCAACCGACGTCTGCAAAATTCCGGCCCACCAGCCGCTCAGCGCAGAGATCAAACCGCCGCTGATGCTTTGGCCAAGAAAGATGGCTCCAAGTTTTGTTGCGCTCCCAGATAGCTGCATACTCGTCAATGTTCATGTCTTCCCACTCCGTTTGTCCATTTATATTCTCTTCCAGATGCGTCCGGCTTCTCGCCTGCCCCAACCGAGACAAACCACAGCCGTCAGAGCCCACAGCAGCGCGTAAGCAGGCACGATCCACAACAGCCGCCATGCAACCGTCCATGGAGCAGCCCAATGTTTTGGATATTGGGATTTCATGGCGCGCTCTCCTTACTGCTCCCAATTCGGTGCTTCAAGATGCCATCCCATAGCGTGCGGTAATACTCGATCCGCTGTTTCTTCAGCCGGGGCTGGCGATACATAGCTGATGCCCCGCTGGCTTCCGGCAGATCTTCATAATTCATGCTCGGCACCACAAACTTGCGCCACCCAGGCCGATGTTCGATCTGCCAAAAGAGATCATCCCCATTGCGCGAGATGCCCCGCACATCAAAACCAAAAGCATCCCGCTCGGCCATGCAGACGACGCCCACGAAGCCCACCTCGACGGGCTTGAGCAGGCGATCTGCACGGTAATACTCAGTATCATCAATGTAGCTGGGCCCAAACAACCGCCGACCCATGATGCCTACGATTACCGGTTTGGGCAATTGCGCCCACCAGACGTAGAGATCTCTGGTGAACCCACTGTGAGGGACCAGAT